GGGCACTTCAAGGTGGGACGCGCCTCCAGGGCGCATGGGTGCTACGACAGGGAGACGCCGCGGGCACGCGCCCGCCGCCTCCGAGCCTCAATCGCCTGCCGGAAAGCCCGGCGCGCATCCGCGCCCACCAAGCCCTCCGTCGACAGGTAGTACAGCTCCCGGAACGCCTCAGAGCGCTCCGGCAGCCAGTCCTCACGGGAGTACACCGGGATCACCGTGCAGTGACAGTTGTCGTGGTAGCGGTTCAGCCCGCGGCCCGTCTCCCAGTTGGCGAACTCGCTCGGCGACCAGCCAGCAGCCTCCGGCGGCAGACCGCCCGGCCGACGTTGACCCACATAGCGGGCTGACCATTCCGACCGGTACACCGCCCCACGGCCTGCGAGCAAGGCGCAGAAGTGGCATGGGTCGTCATCCGTCACCCGGGCCCAGCCGATCACTGCCCGATCTGCTCGGGCCGTGGCCTCCAGCAGATCCCGGCCGCCCATCAGCGCGTCACGGTCGGCGGCGCCGGCCACCAGCACGCCGGCATCGCGCATCACGCCATCCAGCTCGACAAGGAAGTCGGCGTCGTCCAGCCGGCCGCGCTCCTCCTGCTCCTGCTGCCGGGACGCCTGCAGACGCTGGATCCCGTGCTGGGCCTGCACCGGGCCGGTAACGACCAGGGACACGAGGGCCCGGCGGTCATCCGACTCCTCGTCCGGCTGAGGCCAGTCGAAGTCGTCGTCGATCGTGACGATGACACTGTCGTCCGGCTCCGGATCCCGCGGCGTACCGGCCGAGGCCGCGAAACGGGACCGCAGCTCACCCAGTGACGTCTCCGCCTCCGGCTCGCCGTCCGGCGGCGGAAGCGTCTCCCCCGTCCGGAAAGCCCTCAGTAGCCGCACATAGTCCGCCGACAGGCGCCGCGAACGGCGGCGTCGGGAACGCTGCTCCGCTACCTGACCGGCGAGCCACACCGTGGCCGTCACCTCTAGATCCGTCGGCGACACCTGCCGCCACCGCTCCTGCGCCTCCCGCGCGGCCTCCGCCGCCAGACGGGCCTGAGCCAGCCGGTGCTGCTCGGTGAGGTCGGCGCCCGGATCGTCAGCCATCGGACGCCCTCGACGGCGTCACGGCCCGCGCCAGCGACTCGGCGAGACGGGCAGCCGAATCCTCCTCGGCCGCCATGTCCTCCCAGCCCGCCCGGTCCGTATCCGTGAAGCCCGGGACCTTCGTCCACGCCGCACGCTTGGGCACGCCCAGCATCGTCACAGCCTTGCCGAGCGCATCGACCGTCTGCGACAGCGACCTGGACTCGGCGTCACGCCACTGCACCTGTGACGCCATGTCCGAGGCGCCAGCCGACTCGCCCATGATCTGGGCCGACAGCCGCATGTCCGACTCCCACGACTCTCCGAAGCCGCGCTGGAACTCGGCGACCATCCGCATCAGGGTCGTTTCCGCCGCCGCCAGCGCCTCAGCGCTGAGGTTGACCATGTCGCCCAGCAGATAGTGCGGCGGCACCTGCGACACGACCGCCAGGTGGCGCACCGACATGCCGATGCTCTCGATGAAGCCGCTGAGCGGCGTCTCGTCCAGGGTTCCGAACTTCGTGTCCGCGTCCGGCGCCATCATGAACCGCGACGAGTCCACCGTGACCGGCTTCGGGACCGGGTTCCCATCAGCATCGAGGACCGGCTCGCCCGTCTCCGGGTCGCGCTTCAGCGGCGGGGCCATGCCCGTCACCCAGCGCACCTTGAAGCTGCCGTAAGTCTGCGCCACGAGCAGGTCGAACACCGTCTGATTGATGCGGTCCTGCAGCGGGATCAGAGGCTCCACCACGCCCGTTGTGCGGCCCTCCAGGTCCACCTGCGCGGCGAACCGGCGCACCGGGCACACACCCAGCCCATGAGCCCACCGCTCCGACAGGACGACCGTCTCCTCGTCGGCCGCCGCCCGGTACACGTGCGTGCTGTCGTAGAACCAGCCCAGCACCGTGCCCTTCGAGCTGGGAAGCTTCGGCAACTCCAGCGCGTACAGCGGCCACTCGTCCGACGACGGATCCTCATAGGCGGCCCACATGCATCGTGGCGACACCGCCCGGATGACCGGCTGCTCCAGGTTCGTGCGGGTCGGCAGCGTCACCGTGAAGGAGTGCCCGTAAGTGATCGCCGCCCGGTACACGGCAGCCTGCCGGGCATCCAGGTTGTTCGCCTGCCAACCAGCCGACCACTCGGGAGCGTTCTCCGCCGACCCGGCCCGGTGATAGCCCTCCACCGACAGAGCCTGTGATGGGGCGGCCACCACCATTGGCAGGAAGTTGGAGATCGCCCGCTGTGCCAGCAGCCGGTACTCCTTCGACGCGTTCCGCGGCGTGTACGGGCCCGCATGCCGGCCGCGCATGTAGTTGTCGATCAGGTCCAGCTTCTCGCGGTCCTTCTGCAGGCCCTCGAGCGCCCTCTTCGCGCGCGCAGCAGCATCCGCAGGGGTCGTCACAACACGCCCCCTCACATGAAGTAGACGGCGCCGGAGCGCTCCTTCGTCGTCACGCCCTTAGCCAGAGCGTCGAGCCGGCACTGCCACGCCAGAATCGCCGCCACCGCGGCGTCGATCTTCCGTGGCGAGTCCGGGTGTTCCTTCGCGATCTGGATGCCGTTCCGCGACTCGCGACGCCGGGCGTTCAGGATGTGCCTCGTCAGCGTCGACGAGCCGCAGTGCGTCAGCTCCCGGTCGGCGACTGCGTCATGCAGTGATCGGGTCGCCCGCACGATCGCGTTCGCCCGGCCGCCCGTCATCCACCACTCGATCGGATGCGCCGAGTTCGACTTCACTTGCAGTCGGGTGCCGTACTTCGCCTCCCACGCCGCGACGTGGGACTCCCACTTCGCCGGGTCCGCGTAGAAGCCGACCACCTGGAACCGCTTGAAAGCACTGTCGACCTCGGCGAGCACCTCGGCAACCGGGACCTCCCAGTTGTCGCCCTGCGGCCCGTCAGGCTGCTCCCACACGCGTATCTGGAACAGGTGCCCGTCCGCGACACGGCAGCCGATCAGGGCCGTCGCGTCCGTCACGCCGCGGTTCCGGCGGCGTGAACCGTCGAAGCCGAGCACGACCCTGTCCTTGTCCGCGACCAGCGTGTCCGGGGCCGCGCAGCCCGCCCACTCCGGCTGCGACAGCCAGGAGTCGGTGGCGTGCGTGATCTGGTTCAAGTAGTAGGCGCGGGCGTTCTGCGGATCCGTCGCCGGATCCCAGATCTCAGCGATCAGCCGCTCCAGATCCACCCAGCCGCCCGCAGACTCTGCCGAATCCCCGTAGGCGAACGCGAGCCCGGCCAGCAGCGACTCCCGGTTCGACATGTCCGTCTCGGCCGGCGCCTCGCGGTGGTCGTACAGCAGACCGTCATCGCGGGCGCGGCCCTCAACAATCCGCTTCCAATACTCGGCCGACTCCTCCGCCACACTCCCGCGGCCCGGCACGTAGGCGTTCGGCGACTCGATGCTCGTGCCGTTCGTCTTGCCCAGGTTCCGGCGCAGGGTGGCGGCGAGCTTCCGGCCGCCGTTCGTCGTCGTCCACTCCTCCGTCTGGTCCAGCACGCAGAACACCGGCCTGTTGCCCTCGCGGGACGTTGCCGCCGACGTCACATACTCGAGCCGGCCCTTCGGCAGGTTGACGAAGCTGTCGAGCGGCTCAAGCCCCGGGTAGTAGTCCATCGCCGGACCCTCACGCAGCATCTCCAGCACCGGCGACCACGCGTTCCGTGTCTGATCCTCCGACACCGCGGCCAGCTGCACCCACGGGGTGCGGACCTCCGCCCAGGGCTTGCCCACCGGCTCACCCTCGGCGTCCCAGCCGTCCGGCACCACCGGGCCCAGCGCCTCCACGCAGGCGATGCCGCCAAGGATTGGGGACTTCCCCCAGCCCTTTGGCCGCGAAAGCACTCCCCTCCGGTACTTTCGGCGGCCCGTCCGCGGGTCCAGCGCATAGAAGTTGAGGATGAAGCGGGCCTGCTCGCGCGTCAGAACCAGCGGCTCGTACTCCGACCGGTCCGGCGTCGCCAGCATCTCGCCCATCCAGTCCAGCACCTGCCAGCCCAACGTCGGCAGCTCACCCGGATAGCTAGGACCCCTCCACGGCATCGCCACCGCCCCCCGGAAGCACCTTCAGATCCGCGTAGCGGGCCTTCGCCGAACCGGCGCCAGGCGGCCGTTTGCTGTCCGCCTCGTCCGCCTGCGCGAACTGCATTCGCAGACGGGCCCGGTCCTCCGGTGTCGCCCCGAACTTCGCCACCCTCAACCGCAGCTCGGCCGCCGCGGACACCTCCCCCGACCAGAGCCGGGCGTGAACCACCGCGGTGTCCATCAGGAAGTCCCAGTCCGTCGACGAAAAGTGTTCCGCCTGCGGGCTGTTGCGCCACATCTCCCACCAGTCCAGCGTGCGAGCAGGCCACGAGTGCTCGACGAGCTCCCCGTCCTTCATCACCTGTAGCGTCGGCAGATCGGGAGCCTCCGCCTGCTCGAAGCGGAGCACCGTCTGCGCCACCGGATCCTTGTTCGCCCGTGCGCGGCGCGACGGATCCTTCGGCTGGGGTCCACGGCCGGCCATACGACCACCCCCTCAGCCTCACATCAGCGTGTCGAGTACCTCAGACAAGTCAGCCAGGCGGGCAGGAGCGCCCTGCCAGCGGTCGGCCGTCATCGCGATGTAGCGGCCGTCGGCGTACACCTCGAGCCCCGTGCCGTCCTTGTACGTCCAACGCCGGCCCGTGCCGGGCAGCTTGCCCCAGCCGAAGACGTGCAGGCCCGTACCAGAGCGGGAGACCTCGATATAGGTGGCGGGCAGCTGCTTGAGCAGCGTCTCCGCCCAGTCGACGAGCGTGCCGTCCTCGCGAACGACGTGGTCCAGGTCCAGGCAGACGATGCCGTCGCCCGCCGTGAGTACGAACCCGGCGCCGGCGCCCACCTTCGAGCGGTGGACCCGCCGGAAGTCCGACCAGGTCGCCGGGTTCGTCGAGCTCGCAGGTCGGCCGTGCACCGTCAGCGGCACCTTGCGGGCCGAGAACCGCACCCAGCGCGACTTCGCCGTCATCTCCCGCGGCATGCCCCCGGTTTCAGCGGCTCGACGCAGCCGATACGCCTTCTGGCGGCACGGCGACGAGCAGAACCGGGCATCGGCCCGAGCGGTGATCGGCAGCGGGCCGGCGCAGCTCTCGCACTGTGTGCGGCGAGTGACGGCGGCAGTAGGCATGGAGCCAAGGGTATCGGGCCTGCGTTACGGCTACAAGACGCTGAGCAGGTCAGATGTGGATACATAGCCATGCGCTCGATATGCAG